CGGTAATTCCCGCCTCGTTCTGCTCAGTTTTTGCCTCAAGACGAGTAACATCCGTGACGCGAGCCTCCGTCTCAGTGGCGATCACCTCCCGGAGCTGTTCGAATGTCGCAGAGTTAGCGCCCTGTTGGGCTGTCTGGCGCACGACAACATCGGCAATAGCCAGCGCGTTGCCGATGATTGCTTCTGCTGTCTGCTTATTCGAGCCAACCGCAGCAGCAAGGCCGTCTGCGTTCTCTTTGATTGCATCAGCCAGTTCTGCGAACTTTTCACTGCTCTCCACCGCGCTCTCGATCAGGTCTTTGAACGTATCAGTCTCTTTAATCTCCTCCAGGATTGCATTGGTGATATCGGATACATCAATGCTGGCCTGCCCGCGCACCCATTCTGTGTAACCTGATTCGTTGCCGCTGCGGTCCACCAGCTGCGCGCGATACCAGAAAATCTGCCCCGCCTTAAGGCCCATCTGCTGATACTTGCGCTGCGGATAGGGTACGTCTGCCAGCAGCATCGCATCGTCTTCCGTCCCGGTCAGGCTGTACTGAATTTCCGTCTTCAGCGTGTCGTCGGTGTTCGCCGGGAATCCCCAGCTCAGCTCGATACCGAAAACCACATTATCAGAAGCGATGAAGCCGACCGGTTTCGGCGGATTGCCCACTTTCCCCGTCAGCGTTTTCTCTTCTGAATAGCCCCATCCGGACGAGATTTCTGCGGCATTGATTGCGCGTACGCGCACCAGGTAGCGCCCGGCATAAATCCCGGGGACGTCGAATGACGTGGTGGAGCTGCGCGGCACGTTAACCCAGTTCCCGTCGTTGCGGCGCCATTGCGCTTCATAGGCGATAGCGTTCTGCGCCTGGTCCCAGCTCACGCGCATCGTTTCGACGCTGATATTTTGCTGCACCACAGAAAACGAGCTGATCACGATGTTCGCAGGCGGCGACTGGTTGCCCGGCGGGATCACGCTCACCGGCCGCTGGTCAATAATGGCTCCGGTATCGATTCGGGCATATTTATCCGGATCGTGCCATGCACCGGTAATGGTGAAAGTGCCATCATCGTTATCAGCGACACTCACAACACGATACTGCTGCGCGTAGAGTTCGTTTGACTCAACCACCCAGACAGCTTCGGCCTGAGGCGTCTCACTGTACGCGGTGGTGACTGTGACCGATTCCCCGTTAACCGCCTGAATGGTCCTGCTCTGTGACGCTCCGGAGGGAAGGTTGAGGATAAGGCGATCACCTGCTGCTGCATCAGCTACACGGTCAAGTTTGATAACGCGACCATTCACGGCGCTGATGCGTCCGCCCATAACCTTTCCGGAAAGCAGCTCGTCTGCCACAGCGATGATATAGCCAGGCTGCGGTATGTTTCCGTCCAGCCCGACATCGAACGAAACAACGCGATCCTTGTTGTTGGTGAGAATACCCCAGCGCCCCTTTCGGTTCGCTTCTGACTGTCTGGTACAGCCGATGGCTGTCATTTCCAGCTGATTGAAGCCGTACCGCGCTACCAGCGCCTGCTCGAATACGGGTTCCATCGCGTCAGCGTAGGCGTTACCGGGATCGGACCATGAAACCAGCGCTGTAGTGTAGCGGGTTTTCGTGGTGCTGCTTGAATAGGTGAAGCGACCGCCAACAACGTTAGCGCGCGTGTAGCTGTAATCCACATCACGGGGCATATCGGCCAGAGCAACGATCTGATCGCCACCCCAGTACGTCATGCCACGGAATATGGCCGCAAAATCACGCAGGACTGTATAAGCGTCGTTTCGGTCCTGGATGTACACGTTGCAGGTATAGCGTGGTTCTGTTCCATCGCCACCCTTACCGTCCGGCACCATCTGATCGCAATACTGGGCGACCTGATAAAGCGTCCACTTATCGATGTTAGCGGCAGTCAAACGGTGACCGAGGCCGAACCGGTCAGAAACAACCAGATCGTAAAAAATCCACGCAGGGTTATCCGTCCATGCCCACTTAAACGCCCCGGTCCATGTCCCGCTGTAAGAGCGGGTTTCTGGGTCGTAAGTATCAGGAACCCGAATAACGCGGCCACGTGGCTCACAGGAGATCTGAGGTATAGAGCCATTGAACTGGCTGGAGTCGAATTCGATGTACAGCAGCGCGGTGTTCGGATATCGCAATTTCGCATCAATCACCTCAGTGAAGCTCTGTAGCGTCATCGTGTCGCCGATTTTCGCGCTGTTGGCGTCAGCGGTAATTTTGCGTAGTCTGATTGTCCAGGTGCTGCCCGCCTGAGGTAAATCAATACGGTGGCTACGCTCATAACCTGAGGTCGTTTTCCCGGTCACACTGGTATTGAGGACTGTCTGCCATGTCCCGCCGTCCGTCTGCAAGTCAATCGCATAATTAACCGAGTAACCAACCAGATCGCCATCGTCCTCCTGCTTGAAAATCGAAGGCCATTTCAGGCGTAAACGAACCGCTGAAAGCTGTGTATTGGTGAAGGTTCGTGTCCACGCTGTAGCGCTCGTTACCTCGGTTCCCACGCTGATTTCGTTTTCTGTACCGGGAATGCCCTGAATGTACTTCTGGGCCTGAGTACCCGCGCGAAATTCCCACGTAACGCCGCTGAAGTTTTGGGAGCCGTCGGCGTTCTCCAGCGCCGTTCCGTCCAGGTAGATATCCTTCCCGGTGAGCTGTCCAGCAAACTCCCCTTCCCCAAGCGCAACGAGGATCTTTGCCTTCGCTACAGATTGCAGATCATCAGGCTGTTCGGTAGGAGTTCGGGAACTGGAGCTCCCCCCTTTTCGTCCGGTAATTTTATTCGCCATATCGCGCCCATAAAAAAAGCCACCCGAAGGTGGCTTGTAAAAAGGTTTGTTATCTACTGCTGATCCTCGACATAAATCCCGGCGGAAATAATTGCCCCGCCGATTCGCCGGCGGCCGTAAAGGAGCGGAACCGGGTAACCCTGTGCGGCGGTATTTGTCACCCCGCCGAACGCATACGATGCACGGTTATCAGCGCTTTGTTTGCTGGCCAGGCCCCCGGGTTGAGGCGAAAGCATCTGAACAACTCCACCCAATATCATGGCTGCACCAAATTTGTATCCAAACGCAGAAATCGGGTTTCCCGGTGCAAAATAACTGCCAATTGCAGATGCCGCAATAATTACTGCACCAAGAATAGTCTGTAGCAAACCATCCTTTTTACTTCCTATTATTACTGGAACGATTCTGATGACCTCTCCTGTGACTGGAAAACCAAGGTCATCTACTCCTATATTTTTCTTCCCTTTGAAAACAGCAAAGGTTAGACCACGACTTTTACTGCTGATCATATAGCTTTCAAAGCCGGGGATAGTTTTAGCGAGGGCCGTTCCAGCTTCAGATACTTTATTGATAAGGCGGTGATGGATCTTTCCAAAAATTTTACCCGGCTCGCCACTTAGCTCAATTCGCGTCATTACCTCTTGCATGCCATCTCCTAAAATCACCTTCGGCTCTTAAAGTTTAAAACCCATTAGAGTAATTATCTGCGCCAAATTTTTTAGCGTCAGCTCTTTTCATCGCGTCAGTATAATATTCATATTTGACGCTTATAACACCATTTGGGTCACCAGCATTTGCATTGTATGGCACAGGGCGAGCAGACAGCGTGACTTTCATACCATTAAAATCATAATCACGATGCCATTCTCCACAATTGGTTTTTTTCAGACAGTTATAAAAGCCGTGTTTTTCATCGCTAACACTTTCCTTTACAAGAACTGGAGCGCCATATTTTCCATCTAGAATATTACTAATGTCTTTATATACCTTAGCGCCCTCAATGAATGACGTTGAATTTTTATCGACGTTAACTGAAAAGGTTATGTGAGTTAGGCCTCTACCAGCTATAAACATTAAGTTATAGCGCCCTGCATAGGTTGAAGGAATAGGCGCGGAGTCCGAAGCTGCAAAAACAACTTTCTTTTCGTCACCATCTACCTTTAAACCATCTATATTTTGTGCCAATGTATCTTTAACTGATTGCCCCCATTTGAAACCAAATGGAGCTTCAGGCAAATCATCACAAGCAGATAAGAAAAACACAGCAAAAAACAGACATAATAACTTTTTCATAATCCCTCCCTTCAAAAATTAAACGGAAGGTTAGCACAGGTCCTTATATCGTAGAACCTTCATCGTCCTTTCCTGCCAGTAGCCGCCATATGGCACACGCTGACTCAGATGACCGTATAAGTGATGCAGTAGCATGTTGCCTTCCAGCAGAATTCCCGCGTGGTTCCACTTATCAGCCTGCACTTGCATGATCACCATATCGCCGGGTTTCGGCGGCCCGTCGAATTCACGGAATCCGCACTCGTACCAGCAATCCTGATAGAAGTTGTCCGGATATTCGTTTTCCCACCAGGGATAATCAACCCGGTAATCGCGGAGTTCGATACCATGCGTTTGCCGGAAATAGCTCATTACCAGCCCCCAGCAGTCAAAGTGACCAAGTACAAACGGGCGCTCCAGCAGTGGCAACTCTCCACGCGGCTGAATGGTGCGTAAATCCCCCTCGGGCCAGCTCACGATATGCCAGGGTAAAAGCGTTGCGTCGCATTGCGCTTTATCCAGTTCGCTCGGCTGCGTAGTGGCGTCAGGGTGGCTGTGAACGATGGCGATCACCGTACCCCAGTCCTCAGCGGCTGCGTAATCTTCGGGGCAAAGGACAAAATTGTCCTCCGGCGACGCGGCAAGATTCCGGCAAGGAAAATAACGTTCAACGCGGCTTTTCTGCGCCACCACACCACAGCACTCACGAGGATATTCAGCGGCAGCATGCGCCATAATCGCATCAATGGTTTTCTGACGCATATCAACTCCTGATCAGCGACGTACCGGGGAACCCACCAAACGAGAGTTCGTTGCTTTCACCGAATCGAAGTTTGCAGGCCGTCAGCGTGCCGTTGCATTCATCCAGTGACGGATCGCTTACCGGGTTGTTGTTTTTGTCGAAATAGCGCGTACCGGCATAGTCGCAGCCATCGCCGGTGCGGTACTTATTACGAATGCACCATGTACACAGGGAATGAAGCTGCCGCGTCGGGATCATTTGTCCCTGAAGATCCATAGGGCTGGACAGTACAAACTCGATGGTTTCGCCAGCAAGCTCGGTCGTTTTCCCGTCGATATACCAGACCTGAAGTTTCTCCTGAGTCGGATCTGCTGTAGGGTTACCACCTGCGAAATTTTTCGCATCGAGATATTTTGCCTTTGTGTCGTGAATAGTGACCTTAGCCTGTAGCAAATCGTCATACGCAAGACACAGGGCAGAAATAGAGCTTTCGATGTTCGCGACCGTCAGGGATGGCGTCGCATTGCTGCCACTGGTCGATTTCTCCAGCCCTTCCAGCTGATAAGGCCAGGCAGAATATTCATTACCCTGCCACCAGATTGGTTTCGCGGGGAGCTTGGCCTCATCCCCGCCGGCGGCAACTATTTCCGTTTCGGTGTGGGGAATGTTGTAATTGTGAAACCGGAGAACGTCCGTTAGCCCAAAAGAAGAACCGTCCACCTCAATCAGACGAACGTCATTTCCGGATTCCAGCTTCTGATAATCTGCGTTTAAGCTCATGGTTTAAATGCCTGGATAAATGTTGCCGTGAGAGACCAGTTGCCTCCCCCCATTGGGGAGGGCTTGTATTGTTTGCATCGATAGAGACCCAAGTCCTCAAGCGGCGGCTTCCATGCAAATGCTTTTGTTCCCTCATGGCGATCAAGAAAGTCTTTGATCGACTTGATATAGGGTTCCAGACCTACAAAGGTCAGATCCCAGCTTTGTGAGCGAGGGTTGAGTCCGTCACCGGATGTCTGGGTGTAACCATCTCCGAACTGCGCCTCACGCGTACGCATGGTGACGTCCTGAGAAGGATTCACCCTAGGGCTCCAGTTGAAGGTTTCCAGCGCCATTACCGCCTCCCGTTTGTACTGTTCCAGATTGCCCCTCCGGGACGAAGATCAGCCTGTATCAGCTTTCGGTATTCATCTCTGACAAAATTGCCTACGCTTTTACCGAATTTTTCCAGCCCGCCAGATGATTGTGATGCCGTACTGCCATCGCCATTGATAGTGATGAATACCTGAGGAGCAGCACCTTCAGAGGCACCGCCTGACACTGCGCGAACCCCAAGTGAACCATCAGCTGCCCGAGTCAATGGCATGATCGCTTCTGGTCCCGCCTCACCCATTACTCCGGCACCTTTCGCGAATGCGAAAAAGGTAGGGTTATCGACAACCTGGCCGCTATAGGCACTTAAGTCTGAGGAGGAATAAACGCCGCCTTTAGCATTGAACTGGAAATTGCTCCCATAATCGGCAATCGCCGTCCCTGAGCTGCTTGCCGTACTTCCACCAACACCGCCAAGTACACTCGAACCGACACCCATAATCGAACTCAGGATTGTATTTGTTACGAGCGCCTGCGCTGCCATATCGACGAGGTTTTGAATTATCGACTGAGTAAGCGTGGAGAAGAGGTTGATCATGCCCTCTTTAAAGGTCTGCGTATTAGTCAGCAGCCCCGTCAGGACATTAGTGGTTCGCTCCCGGGTAGCCTCAACCAGACCGATCGCCAGATTATTGAATTCACTCTGTGAGCGATATAATTCCAGCGCGGTCTGATACTGTGCATCAGCAGAATCTTTACTGCTCTTCTGCATCAGCATTTCGTATTGCTGCTTACTCAGCACACCATTGCGATAATAGGTCTCTACCAGACTTTGCTGCTGTACGAGTTGGTTCCTTTGCTGGGCAAGCGGATCAACGTCCCCGGCAAGCTCAACCCGTGGTGCAGTTAGAGCATTAGCCTGGGCCTGTAGGATTTGTCGGGATGTCTCCTGTGACAGTGTGACACGCGCAGCCATGTACTCTTTTTCAGTAAGCAAACGTGCATCAAGGAGAGACTTGAGCTCCTGGCTCGCTTCCTTCTCTTTATTGATGGCCGATCGTGCCGGGGAATACTGCTCAGCAAGTTCGTTACGTTGCTTCTGATAATTTTCAGCATTCATTAACAGCGCACGCTGTAGATCCTGCTGGCTTGCTCCATTTTTACGCGCCGCAGCGATCAGCTTTTCCTGACTGGCTTTCTCCTGAAGATCAATTTTTCCAAGGCTGGTTGCATGAGCTTCTTCGATCTCCCTGCGCAACTGAAGATACTGATTGACCGTTTCCTTCCTGGCCTTTTGAGTATCTTCACCGGTCCAGGGTGTGGTAACACCCTCTCCGGCTTTAGCTGTCTGAGCTGTGATATTTTTGATGTCATTCGCGAGCGATTTTGCTTGATCGGCGATCCCTGTCTGGACCAAAAATCGCGCCTTGCTGACATTCTCAAGGTTAGACTGTGTTGTCTCTAACCCTTTATTAACGGCTTCAAGGTCAGCTTCTGCCCGTTTCTTACTGTCCTCTACCCCTTTTTTCTGTCGGAATGGGTCAAATCCACCGAGGCTATCTAGTCTGCTGTCTGCGTCCTGAATTTCCTTGATGAGCTGGTTACGCTGAGTTACCTGATTTTCATACTGGTCTTGCAGGTCAATCTGCTTAACGGCCAGCTGTTTATCAGACATCTGCATCAGCGCAGCAGTGGTTTCAATGACAGCATCCTTGAGGTTAATTGCTGACTGTCGGGCATCCTTCGCCTGCTGATGAAAATACAGAAGTGCGGAGCCTGCCAGCATCGCAGCCCCAAAAGGTCCACCGACAAGCGCCAGGGCCCCGCGAGCGAGCCCCACAGCTACCGAGGCAGCACGAGCGGTCAGAGATACCTGACGATTAGCTGCTGCCAACTGCATTTTTGCACGAGTGGCCAGATTAGTTTGCTCGGTTTCTTCGCGGATAAGTCGGTTAAACTCTCCCTGGTAATTTACGTTCAAACCATGCTGCCTGGCCGTTTTTTCCAGCTGACGGTAATAACCAAATTCCGCATCATTTCGCTTTAGCGTGGCAGAAGTAGCTTCCAGCGTTTTACGTGCGCCATCAGCCTGAGCCGCTGCTGCTGCTTTAACGGCTGCCTGATTCTGCTGCCATGCGCTTATGTTTTCGCGAAGACCAGCTGTCAGTTTGGTCGAAAGAACCGGGATCAGTGTGTATAAGGCCACACTTGCAACCGCGTTAAAATTATCGGTAAGCAGATTGATACCGTCGGTTACTGACTGAATTCCTGAACGAAGCGGTCCGGTACTACTTTGACCAATTTTAATGATCATGCCTTCAAAAGCACTGGTGAGCCCCATGATGTCGCCATTCAGGTTATTAACACGAATAGCGGCCTGCTCATGCGCAGTCTGTGTTCCAGTTAGGGCAAGGGTTAATGCGTTAAGTTTGCTGCGGTTGTCCACCAGCACTGATGCCGCGTTGATATTCTCAACACCGAACAGTTTTACAGCCTGAGCCGTAGAAAGGTTTTTCTTTGAGAGATTATCCAGAGCACCACTGAGCCCCACAACCGATGGTTTGAGCGTTTTGTCTGTGCCTTTCTCAAGGGCAAGAATAACGTTTCTCAGCGCGGTTCCTGCTTCACCGCCTTTGATTTCACGCTCAGCCAGAACCTGAATCGCTGCGTTAAGCGTTTCAAACCCAACTCCTGCCTGTGCAGCGGCCACCCCACCATTTTTAATAGCCGCAGCTGTATCTGCGATTTCCGATGCCCCGAACTTGGCACCGGCAGCCAGCACGTTAATATAACGATCCGCTTCCTGAGCCCCGGCCCCGAACTGGTTAAGGGAAAGAGCCAGAGTGCGGGTTGCATCTGGCAAAGTTGATCCTGCGGCCTGGGCAAGCGTTAGCGCGCTCTTTGTCGCCTCAGTAAGTCCGTCTGCGGTCTGAAGAAGTTCAGGTTTAGCGGACGCCATCAATTTCAGGGCTTCCACCGCCTGGCTCGCACTGTACTCAGTGCTACGCCCCATCTCCTGGGCAGCTTCATCAAGCGATTTTAATTGGGCGCCTGTAGCGCCGGTAATAGCCGAAAGGTCGGATAAAGCCTGTCCGTATTCACGCGTGGTAGTAATGATGGCGCCAAGTGATAAACCGGCACCGGCAAATCCCGCCAGGCGACCAGCAACACCCGCGATGGTTTTCCCCATCCGGGAATAGGCTTCATCTGTCTTTTTAGCATCTTCCTGTGCGTTACGGTTGAAACGCTTTGATGAGTTCTCAGCATCACCGTATGCACCCATCAGCTGAGATTTAAAATTGGCTGCGTTGAGATGCAGCCCGACGGCAAGGGAAGCAACGTCAGCCATTACATTAACGCTCTCATTACTGCCGCACACTGATCGTCAACATTACTGACTACAGCAGGAGGCGGGGTTTCAGGAGTCGGAGAAATTTCTTCACCGGGTCGGCTTATGGCACCAGTACGCAGAAAATACGCACGCCAGTGAAAAAGGGTTTCTGCCGGAAGTGAAGCAATCTTTGAAGGGTCAGGCTCGCCCCAGCGGTCAGCCAGCCAGAAAATCAGCTCAAGCCAGGGCGAGCTCGTTAGTTTTTTTCCGCGTCTTCAAGCTTGCCCAGCGCATGTTTTTTTACTGTGGCGATTGCATCAAGGAGCGCCACGTTGTCATGAGTCTGAAGAAGCTCGGCTGCGGTAGGTTTGTCTTCAGCTGCGATTAGGCTGCCATCGGGATGGACAAGACAATCGACGATCAACTGCACACTGATCTCTGAAGCTTTACGTGCATCTTCTGCAATCTGACTGTCTCGCAGCGCTTCTTCATGATCGATGAGTTCTCCCGCGGTCATGCGGCGTAGATAAACGGTGGTGCCAAAAATTTCGGCGGTAATAACGGCGATTTTAGGCTTCAGAAGTGCGGATTTAAGTGCAGAAACATCGATGGTAGACATAGTTTTTCCTGAGAATTAGATAATAAAAGGCCACCAGGAGGTGGCCAGTTAGTAATGCCCTGATCAGCTGCCGGCAGCCGTACCCCAGGTAATATTGTTCTGTTTTCCCTGAACAGTGATTTGAATGACTTCACTTGCCGGAGCGGTAATTTCATTCATCTGCCAGCCAGACAGGGCCAGAATCATGTTCGCCGTTCGACCATTTGGCAGCTCAACGTAAAACTGTACGGTTTCCCGGTTCTCTGCTGCGTTGAGGAAATCAGCAAAGTCCTGGTTGGCTGGATCGTCAATAAAGCCCAGCGATTTTTCAGGGCCTTCAGGCAGGTCAGAGATAAACTGTTTACTGGTATCGATCAGCGTAGTGCAGTCTACAAAGCTGCCCGTCTGTCCTGTAGCGCCCAGCGCTTTACAGTTAATGAGTGGTTTCATTGTTGCTACGTCGCTGCCCGCAGCACCCCACATAACGACGGTGCCAGCAGGCAGCATCGCGTACTCTGGCGAAGTTTTATCAGCCATAATTTCTCTCTCTTTGAAGGTGGCAGCGAGCGCTACCGGTGGTTTTCAATTCGGTCGCGTATTTCTATCGCAAGGATGCGCAGAACTTTCGCTTTCTGATAATCGAGCGCCGGACGAATGAAGGGATTTGCGACTTGCTTTACGGTTCCCATCTCCTGAGCCAACGCTTTGATGAAGTGTTTTTTACTCGGGCCAACGCGAAGATAAACAACTGCATTGCCCTTTGCTTTCGAGGATGAGCGGATTTTTATGGAATCGCGCATGTGCTCATCTTTCGCTGTTTCGTCGTAACCAGCATGCGCTTTCATATCCTCCAGAACGGGCTCAAGTGCAGCTTTCCCGGCCTCCCGTAAAACCTGCGTACCAACCTTTTCACCAAGGGAAAGCAATTGGCGTTCGAGTTCCTGAAGCCCTTTAACTTCCATGAGGATCATGATGATTCCTCATAAAAATAAAGCACGAAATCTCGGGTAAGCCTGTACTGAACCTGTTTGCTGGTAAGGGTTGTTTTGTCCTGAAGTATATTCCCACGCTGAATGTACTGAACGGGATAACCTTCAAGCTCTCCGTGGACAATACCTTTCCAGTAAGACCAGATAGCCTTATCCAGTTTTACCAGCCCGGTATAATCATCCACTTTGTACATCGAGATTTGAAAACGACCAGCAATAAGCCCTGTTCGTACCATTCCGGTTTCAATTTCCGGGTCTGATATCCGCTGAAAAGTAATACCGCTTAGCTCGCTGTCTGGTAGCAGAAGAGGATAAACAGCTATCCCGGAAAGACGCTCAAGCGAAGTTTTAATTGCCTGCTCTATCATGCCGGCCATCCCTTTCAGCTTTGATTTCAACCCGATCGGAGTGGCTGCGGTCGACCGCCACGACAGTGAACGAACCATTCTGCCACTGGATCTTCCAGTCAATTTCAACATCACTGCGCGGACCAACGGTGAACAGCCAGGTCTCGACAACCTGTTTCTGGTCCAGCGTCCTGATTTTACGGTTAGATTTTAGTTCGGCGCGAGCCCAGACCGTAGCCACATCAATAAGATGGCCGGGGAGCACCTCACCAAGGGGGCCGCGCCCGTTCTCAGTGCGTTGCAGAACTATTTTTTTATTGAGGTCACCCGAATAAAGAAAAGACATATCACCCTCTTCAAATAATGGTGGGTAAGCGGAGATCCCAGATAAGCATGGTCACATCAAATGGAAGCTCCCCCTGCTTTAAGTCCCTCATGGTCGTGCCATCAGGATCGCGGTAGAGCTTGGTAACAAGACGCAATGTCGCCTCTTTTGCCAGCGAATATTCTTCACTTTCCAGCGGCCGGTTATTGGCATCTACGATTTTGTCCCTGCTGCCCTGACAAAAACGAATAATCGCGGAACTGGCCGCCCTGATCTTCCCGGCCAAATCGTTGTCGCTGTAATCGCCATCGATACGACAGTGTTCTTTAACCTCTTCAAGGGTGACGAGTTCAATCATGAGTATCCCCTCCCGTCTCGGCCACGCTTGGCAGCCAGCGTCCAGCCTTTCGAACCTGCCTCACCAGGCTTGTCCTGGGTCTGCTCGTCGCAGTGCCAGAGCGAACCGCCCCATGTAACTGTGTCGCCAGGCAGATATTCCTGACCGGATTTGAATACGCCCTGATAAATCATCACAGGCACGTCAAAGGATTTGGTTTCGCTGGCGCCACTGGTGCGGTTAACCGTCAGGGTGAAGCAACGCTGCTCAGATTGCTGAATATCAATACCCGCCACACCATCAACAAGACACTCCCAGCCACGCATACCATGGGTTTTCTCGTAAGCGCGCCACAGGCCACCGTTATGCGTGGCATAGCTGCCACGTGGATAACTTTTCCCCTCATCAATGAAAGGTAGAATCTCCAGCGACAGGGCGTCCCGGCCATTTTCTCCATCTTTACCCGGCTCTGCTGCGGGCAGAGCTGCAATCGCCTCATTAACCAGCGATTTCACATCTGGCGGCTCCGGAATGGATGCTGAAACCAGCTCCTGAATCATCGGCTGGACGTCTTCAGTCGTGACACTTTTACCGTCACGCGGTACCGGGATGGCGGCTACCGCCTCGCTGACAGCTTCTTCAACTGCCTGTTTAAGCATGGCGGGATCAAAGTCTTTACCGTCCTTTGGTACAGGTATCTCTGCCACGGCATTGCTGACCAGTTCCTGTAAAACGGGGGTAATATCGTCGACCGTGACACTTTTACCGTCCTGCGGTGCCGGGATAGCAGCGACCGCTTCGCTGACCATAGCGCCGATATCCGGCAATTCAGGAGTCTCAGGAACCGGAAGGGATGCCACTGCATCAGCCAGCAGCTTGGTAAAGTCAGGTGCCGGTGTATCCTTCAGGGACGCAACCTCAAGAGAGAGCCTGGTAAGGTGCTCTTCCGTTGTCTGCTGATAGTCACTGAGGCTTTTTCTGAAAGACTCACGAAGCTCGCCAAGCGCAAGGGAAAATTCCTCTCCAAGAGCCCTGATAAGGGAAAGTTCACGTTCATTCATTTGGTTAACAATCCTCTCAGCATGGCTTTTGCCGCTGTCAGTTCAGATTCCGACATGGATTTCCCGTTCGCATCGTCAGATGTGGTACGGCTGCCGGCGCCGGATTTGGCAAACGGGTCATCCGAAGCATCACGGCGCGCCAGCGCTTCAAGACTGAAGTTCTGCTGCTGAAGATACAGTGCGTCGCCGCCGGGTAAGGGCGGAAGGTTTTCACTCCGTCGCGCCTCATTTGGCGTCAGAATGGTATTTTTCACACCCTCGCCGAGTGATTTGATACGGCGTTCGCTGTCCATACGCAGCAGCGCATTAACATCAAACTCAGTCCCTGTATCACCCTCAAGTTCAAACGCTTCATCCAGCAGCAATTCGATGGACTCAATCAGGGACTGAAGACACTGTGAGTAATACTGCTGATCCTGCGCCTCGATGTTGTCATGCGTTGGCAGTTCACCGATTCCAACCTTATAAGCAGGCACGTGAAATACTGAACAGACAATCTGCGCGGTCATGCGAAGCTGTTCGACAGTTTGTGCATCAGCAGCTGAGACCGTCCGGGGAACATATTTCGCACCATTGCTCAGAATGGCGGTTTTACCCGCATTTTCCCCGGTATAACCAGTGTCCCAGTTTTTTTGGATCTTCCTGGCGTTCTCTTCCGTAATCGAGCCCGGAACCTCGATAACACCGCTGGGTTTCCCGCCATTGCGGAAAAAGTACGCTGAGCTTTCCTGAATATGGTGACCCTGCATTGCAGCCAGACCAGCAGCATAAATCGGGGAAAGACCAATAAGGGGATGGAACAGACAGTTGAACCGATCGTGAATAACCTCTCGTGCCGGTACAGTCACAGATGATTCAATACCGGCCATGTTATCCGGATTGATCTGGTAGAAGACAGAGCCATCATCAGCTACCAGCGGCGTAACCTTGTTCCAGTCCAGCAGCCTCAGCTCGGTTATCTCGCCGCGATTGTTCCGGATCTTGAGCGCAACGGTATTACCTTCGCACAGCTTGGAATTCAGCCAGTGCTCAAAGAACTGGATGCGGTTCTGAAAGGCATTTGGCCTGGAATACAGCGAGGCTATCTTTCCGGTTTTAATTTCCCTCCGAACGCCATTTGAATCCTGTTTCATCAGGCGCGGAGGCATTTTAGCGATATCACTTGCGATCAGAGATATGCAGGAAAACACAGCATAATAGGAGAGAACCGTTTTGGGCTTAATTTCCATATTCTGCTGCCAGGCCCCGGCGTAGGGTTCGTGGACATAACTGAACATCGGTGTCCAGCCCCCTCGGTTGACAACAGGCTGCTGTAGATTTTTGACTTGCCCCTCTTTTCTTCGGAAAGGATTCCACATTAGCCGTTCTCCGCTCTACGCTTATTCTTCCTCACCCTGGTAGTTACCTCGGTGAAATATTCAGCCTTGCCAAGCAGCACCAGCACCCTTGCGCACCGATCGTCCACGGTCTTTACATCTCCCGTAACAGAGTCATGTGTGCGTTGCAGATATCTGATTTTTGCCATGCAATATGGCGGGGTTTCCCCCGCCCTCCTTTCGCGTTAGCTTCCCTGGTTAGAGCCGTAGTTCACACCAGAAATAACCGCCACCGCTGCCGTGCGGCGACGCTTCCAGTTGATCCAGCGCTCGGCACGGATAGCCACGCTGTTCGTCTGGAACATGGAAACCAGCTCCGTTCCGGTTGGGCTGACGCTGTCGCCAGTAGGATCGCTTTCCATTTCCAGAGAGGCTTCACGTGACATATCCACTGCCACACCACCGTCGTCAGCCAGATAAATATCCGGCGCGTTCAGCAGGGTAAGATTGCTTCCGGCGTACTGCGAAACGATAGCCGGAAGCCCCTGGAATGTGCCGCCAAGCAGGGTCATTTCCGGATACATTTTCTGGCCCAGAGCATTTTTCTTCATGGACAGCGCCAACGCGTTGGTGCTGGACATGATCCACACGCCGCCAGTTGGCTGGAGGTTATTGGAGACAAACTGAGCGAATGCCGCTTCAGCATCTGCATCCGGATCGCCGGTTGATGGAACAGCCACAATACCGTTGGTAATTGAGGCCGGAGAGACGTTAGCAACTTCGGCTTTCGCCGGGTTAATGAAGTCCGTATCCAGGCGTGCAATGACCGCTTCTGCCAGCGCATTACGCACCAGTGCATCAGCTGCCGGATTGGAGAACCGGATCAGCTCATCGGTCAGCACCGCAATGGCTGCGACTTTGGCGAAGCTGAACGTGATGGACTCAAAGTCGAATTTGGTCAGCGGCTTGGCCTTACCCTGACCTACCCAGCTTGCAGATCCGCCGGAAGTTTGTGCCGGAATACGAATGTTGAACGGGACCTGACGCAGTGCAGGAATACCACCCTGACCGAAACGACCGATAATGGTCTGCGGGCGGAGGAATTCAACAAAATCATTTGCGTATTCCTGATACTCCACCAGCGCACCAGCCCACTGAGGATCGGTCGTTGTGCCAGCACCAACAGCGGCTTTCAGCACATGGTGAAGTTTCGCATCATCCGGGTACTGCTTACGTGCAATTTCCAGCGCTTCAGAACGGCTGCCGTTTGCCGCCGCCAGTGCCTTGGCAAAACGGGCAAAGGCGATACCTTTCTCCAGATTTTGCTCAACGCGAATGATCCCCGGCGCGTTTGTCTTCACGGTGGTGAATTCGCCACCAGCAGCTTTAGATACCGGTTTTGCAGTCGATGCCAGATTGCTTTCCATGTCGCGCAGTCGTTTGAGGTGCGCATCAACTGATTTAATTTCTGCGGATGTGTTGTCGTAGCTCTCTTCTTCTTCAGCGTCCAGGGTGCGTCCCTCTTCAGCCGCCTTTGACATCACTTCATCAAGTGATGCGGCCAGCGCTGCACGCTTCGCTTCAAAGCTCTTGATTTGTTCTGCGATATTCATCGAAATGTTTCCTTTTTTGGTTTTGGGTGCTGTAGCGCCAGCGGTTTTAGAAGTTTTCACTACCGGTTTCTCATTGCCTGACGCGGCGAGAAACTGGCGATCGAAAGATTTAACGGTCTGGATGGAGCATTCGGCATTGGCCGGAATGGTCACCGCCGAGACCTCAAGCAGGTCCCAGGACAAAAAGCGAATACCGCCTTCATCCAGGAAGGAATACTCAATTGGGCGGAACCCAATCGACAGGCCGCGTACCAGCCCCGCCTTAATCGAAGCCCACGCTTCATCAAGACGTGCGATTAACTGGGATGGCATGTCAGGGGTTGGTTTCACGAGCTTTGCTGTGATCTGCAACCCCTCTTTCACCATTTTTGGCGTGCAGGTGCCAATAGGCTGAGAGCGGTCGTGCTGCCAGAGGAACGGCGTATCGCTGCGGAATTTCGCCCCCTCCGGCTCCATAATGTCACCGTCACGATCGGGAGACGGTGTTGAGGCGATGCCGGTGATAATCCGCTCATCCTCATTTACCGACTTCACCGTCATGAGGGTGCAGGCGCGTTTAAGCGTCATTTGCTGGCCTCCAGAAATGAAAAAACCCGCATGCGCGGGCCATTAACTGACGTGTGTGTTAAACGAAAAATACCTGGTAGTCTTTTTTGACCGGTTCGGGGTTAAGTGCCATTAACGTAACGGCGTTGAATGTGGCCATAAGAGGGTCAATTTTCCCCTTCCCGCTGGCCTGTTTGGTGATGAGTATGGCGTTACCTTTCGGCTCCACACGGGCGTTGCCTACGCACCATGCCATCAGAAGCTGACCACCATGAAGCAGAACACCTTCAGCCAGCTTTCGCTCGGTAGTCTTAATGGCGCCGCCGAGTTTCCAGCCCTGGCTGACCCCGGTTACAGCCTCATCAGGAATGCCTGCCTCACTGAGCGCATCAAGAATTTGCCCGACCTCAGAAGGGTCAATCCCGATTTTGTCCAGCAGTTCGGCTTCATAAATCCGGCTGACATACTCTGCAACCTGCTCAACATCCTCGCCCACCCGCTTAACGATCGTCAGGTCACCGGCCCTCTCAAAATCCTTTAATTTTGAAATTTCGCTCTTTCGCCTTTCCAGGGCGATGGTATGTGCCCATGCATGGCACCAGCATAACCATTCGCGAGTCTGGCGATCGCGCCCGATAACGGCCAGGCCAAGAAGGTCATCGAGACCACCGCCATCAATACCAACTGTGACCACCTTAGAGCGGCGAAGAATATCGTCAAAAGTGACGCGCCTTGCCTGTTGCTCCCAGAAATCCGCCCCTGCCCATCTGTCAGCGCGCAGGGCGAGACCGATTTCAACGTTGGCGTGCTTGGACATAAAGCCACGGAAGTCTTCTTCCCCGGCCTCTTTCGCTTTGTTGTATTCGCGGTAAAGAAACTGCTCGTCAACGGAGTAACCCAGGTTGGGGTTAACCATCGCGAGGTTATCCAGAAGAAGATGCTCTCCGCTGGCAATCATTTCCGGTGGATGCTCAAATATCACCGGAAGAAAATGCGGGTCGTGAATTTTTCCGTCGCGAACGTCACGGGCGTACTGTAACTTTTTCTTAAACACGCCAGCTGGCGGTTCGTTGGACTGCGTGGTTGTATACATCACAAAGCCTTCAGGTCGTGATGCCATGCCACCGACTGCCTCACGCAGCATATCTTCGGAGTTATGTTGCTTACCAAAAAGCCACAACTCGTCAATGAGCGTGCCGACAGATTTAATCCCAGAAACGGTGTTGGGGTCGGCGGCCACCACTTTCAGCGTCGTGTCCGTTCCCCTGTGGGTGATGGTCCTGATGTGTGTCTGCACCTGACAGAGGTCATCCAGATCATCATCCCGCTTTACCATATCGCGCGCCGGGTTAAAGGCGTTTGTCGCCACCTCTACAGTCGGGGCGATGATGGTGTACCCGGCAGCCTGACGCCAGTTGAGCAGCAAGGCCGTCATCATTATCCCGGCGGCCAGCGTAGACTTGGAGTTTTTTTTGGGGATCAGTACAAACACTTCTGTAATGTGTCTGCGGCCGGTTTCGGCATCATAGGAGCCGAACAGCGCGGCAACGAGATCGAAAACCCACTGTGCGCAGGACTCACCGAAAGTTGGCGATCCTGGAGCATCAACGATTTTCAGTTGCCTGAAAACGTTCAGGGCTATTTCAGCCTGCTCCGGGTAAATCGGGGCAGGAATAATAGACTGGCCTTTCTTCAGGCGCTCCGCCCAGTCAGGGCAGGCAGTTGTCCACTCCGGCATCATGTATTCCCGCGATTGTTAACCACCAGTTTCGGCGGCTGCTGAATTGCGAACTTATTGGCCGCTTTTTTGGCAGCCTCAGCTTTTGCATCCTTCTTACCGCCCTCACCTTTCTTCTGATGCATATAAGGCAGCATGGCCTTTGCAGCATCTTTCCTGGTTTCGATTTCGTAACCAACGTTGTTCATAACCGATTTCAGGAAGTCGAGAGGGTCTTCATACTCACCGGCGGACGATGCCGCAGGAGGTCGTTTTTCTTCAGGAGTGTTTACTGCTGGGGTATAAACATTCCTGCGATACGCAGGTTCGTCATCCACCTCAACTTTTTCTCGTTTTTTCCGCTCAATAAACGCGATGACCTCCGGGTCTTTAGCAAGCTGCGACCCCTTGGAACGCGCGGATTTTTCAGAATATCCCGCCTTTATTGCCGCATCCTTCTGAGACATCCCGGACATCAGCGCGAGAGCATATTTCCGCTTCTGCGCTGTTAACATGTTTACACCCTCCAGAGGGGGATTTTTTCTGCGAATGAGAGGGGGCGCGGTGTCCAGGGCGATCGATGTTTACTCTGGATGATCCCCCCCCCCGGGGTTGGCAGGCCTCAGAGCCCTACAAACCCTGATTCCTGATCGCCATCATGCACCTTATGCTTCAGGGCTTGTTCATCAGGCTGACCAGTAGCGGCTTCACGTGCAGACTTACCTGCATGACATTCAGTGCAGAGCGTCCACAGGTTGTGCTCCGAGTTATCGCCTCCGAACTGAAGCGCGATACGGTGGTCGAGTTCACTGTCAGTCAAATCAACAACCCGATTACACATACAGCAGCGACCACTGTCACGCGCATAGATACGGCGCTTCAAACTCACCCTTGCACTTCCACTTATCCGGCGCTGCTCACCGTAGATCGGCTTGATGCGTCGCGTATCAATGGCTTTCAGGCGTGGCTTTAACGTTCTTAGCTTAGACATGCAACCTCCACGCCCGACGGCGTTCTGTGCGTGGCGCTGAGTCATGGTGACGCTCAACCGGTTCACCATCTGCATGGTCCACTAGCGAGTAACACGGATAGATCACTGAGCCACCCCATGCATCACCCACAGCGTAATCGGCGGGCTTGCTGTTATCCCAACGGGATAGCACGCGATGCACATGCTCAGGCGGGACGCTATAGCAAACGCCATGAATGAGTCTCGACAGCGTGATGTAATCAGCGCGTGTCTTATCAGCCACGATTAGCCGCTCAGCAATCTGCATTTGATATTGTGGAGGCCGCCCGGTACCGAGATAAAAGCTCAGCATGTCGTCAGGAAAGCGAGCCAGCCAGTCCTGAGCCTTATCACGAAAACCATCAACGGGTAATGCATCCTCTTCGATGATAATCACCCTATCTGACTGTTCAGCGG